TGGGAACAATACATTGGCGGTATTTGCTGCTACATCATTTGTAACGGTAAAAGCAACTGATTGTCTGGCATAAGAACCACCAGATACTTCAGTACCACCTGTGGTATCATTTGTAGCACTTGTATATAATGCAACAAACCATGCGGTTGGACGAGTTGCTGCGTTTGCAGTTAAAAGCCATCTCAGGCTAAGGTTTTCTACATAATCACTTGCTGCTGCCATAATATTTCTCCTATTAATAGATATTTGCGATTCGCCATCTATTTATCTGAAACTTGGAAAAACATGAAAAAAAGATATGATAATGGCCCACATAGTGAGCCAATACCAGCGTTTGATTTAAATTTACTAAAATATACTTGTGTAACGTCCGTGTCTACTTTGTCCTTGTTTATTTATCGATATATCTAAATGACCAATTCTGTATCCTAAATGATTCATACATTTGGGGATTGGGTTGAGCCGAGAAGTCCCCATTGCGAGTTTGTATAATAAACCCCCATGGATTATCAGTTGTGATTTGGGCAAATTGTAATCGACCTTTGGGGCTAAGTATATCCCAGTTATTCAATTTTATAATATTCATATTTTACTTATTCCATAAACTCAATTCGTGGTATATGATCAAATAATTGACTCATTGCTTTAGATACCAATTCAATGCCATCAATTTGTTTTAGTGTTAAGTCTCTTTGTTCACCAAACATGGTATTATTAATAACACCACCAATAAATGATGCATAAGTATTGGGTCCTGATTTGGATTTTGGTAATTCGTTAATAATTGTATGCATTGATTGTCTAACTTGGTCTGCTTCAGTTTGTCTGAGTCGATCCATTTCTCCAATAACTGCCAAGTATCGAATCATTTCGTTCTTGACTGTTTCCATGTCGTCAGGTTTAATTCGGACATAAGTGGTGTTTGCTGAGGTAATTTTAGGTGTATATTTTATAATCATTTTTTTCTGGTTAGTTGTATCAATTGGACATTATCCAATTGCCATGGTCCATCAAGGTTGATACGTTTTAATTGGTAGCAGCCTGATTTAACTCCGAGTTGATGATAATGATCTTTGATCGCTATCAAGTAATCTTTGAAACTTAGGTTCCATTCTTGTTTCTTATATGTACAATATGCTTTCTTTTTGCTCCACCTCTGATGTAATAGGTGTAGTAATGGATTTGGACCAGTACACCACACTTGTGGTTTTACTTCGCTATGATTTTTAACTAACATATTTTTGTATCAACCTATCAAAAGTTTTCAAATGTTTGATTTCTAATTGTCTATCAACCAAATGTTGCCTAATTATTTTAGGTTCAATTGTTCGGGCTAATGGTACTAGTTTCAAAACAGTTGTGTGATTATTGCCCGGACCAAGTTCTGCCAATAATTTTGATAATTCGGCATTTGGGTCTTTATTGTCTTTGGGTACTGGTTTGGGCTTTGACTTTAGTTTTTTGAGTTCGGCTTCTAATGCATCAAGTTTGGCCAATATCTTATCAAGTTTGTCTTCGATATTTCTATCATTATTATTGATGATCGTGGGCTTTTTTAGGTGTAAAGTAGTCATATTATTTCTCTCTTATATTCAACTATTTAGTCATGATAAGACCCCGGGTTACGAGGTCTTTAGTCTTACACGTAGTCTAATTCAGGTAATTCAGGTACCAGAATCTCATAAGATTCTTGAGTTAACCAAAACAAAAATGCTTCTTCTTGTGTATCGAAGAAATGTGCTTGGTCTTGATTCAATAACTCATACAATAATTCACCATCATCTTTCAAATAAGGAGTAATCACTGCACAAATCTTACCGTCTTTTTTGATCAAGTTGTTGTCTAAAATATAATTTGGTTTCATAAGTCTCCGATGTGTCGTGGTTGGTAATATTGTTTCATTTGTTGGAATTCAGTTTCGATCAATCGTCTAAGTCCGATTTTGTTATACATGATCTGGTCGTCTTGTAGTCTGTAGATTCTATTTTCTACAGTTTCTCCGTACCCTCCATGGTCTCGGATAATGTTTTGTGACCAAACGTAGTCAAATCTTAGTATATCAAACAGTTGTTGTGCGTCCATATTTTTTGGCTGGTTTATTTAATTCTAATAATGAACTCAGAGAATCAATCAATGCATAATTTGTACCAATTGTTACTTCGACATCAATAAACCAATCAGTGTATGCGAGTGTTATCAAATCAGTCAAAGATTCGATTGCATCATCCATATTGGCAGCAAAACTTTTAACATAACCAAATTTGCGATCGTTGATGATAAAAGTATGATCAAAGTTTGTTTCACATGTACTTTCTTCACCTGTATTGTAAACAATAGCGGCTTCAAATAATTTATGAGTTATGGTAGAATTTTTATGTTCGCGGATAATGATAGTTGTCATCTGTGTTCCCCTGTGTGTTTTAAAGTATGTGTATATTATAGCAGATAACTGTAAAAAGTCAAGACTTATTATGGTTTTATAACTTGTCTCCAAAATCCAAATTCATTAAAGTTCTGTTTCTTACCATCAATCCAATATTCTTCCTCAAGTTTGTATTTTACAGCCGGACCGTCAGTTCTGTGTAATCGATTATATTTGTCAAAAAATAGCAATAATCCATGATCAAACTCTATGGCGATTTGGTCTTTAAAGATGGCGGTCTCACATTTCCTTAATAATAAGTTATATCTGATAGCAATATCATCTGGTATATCTACTAATGGTAAACCATTATAATTTACGATTGTTATTAGCATCTTGTTATCCTGATATGATAAATAAAAGGTGACTTATGTATTTTCCTAAATGATTGTCACTCTGTTAATTTAATTCCTTTAATATTAACCCCATGTCGTTTTACTGACATTTAACGGCTCTCTATATTTGATGGCGCTAGTTTTAGGATTAGCGCCATTTTTATCTGTATTGTTCCAAAAATAGATAATCATATTTGGTTATAGATTCCAAATGATTTAATGGGCTGGTCAAAAGGCACCTTTTCTATCTGTGATTATCCAGTATGGCGCCAAAAAGTAAAATCTTCAAAAGATAGTTCTACACCATTAATCCAATATTCCTCAACCCATTCCAAACCATCCTCGGTATATTCGTTACCAATAATAGCAGGACCCGTTTCTCTATGTCGCACTCCATTAATGAACCAGGCTTGAGATCCATCTGCATCAACACATGCAGGTAAATCATTTTCTCTATGTCGTAATCCGTTAATGAACCACCCTTGATGCCCATCATGAGTAATTATGGCCGGTAAATCACTTTCCCTATGCAATTTTCCATTTTTATACCATTCTTGGGTACCATCAAAATCAATCAAGGCTGGTAAATCATTTTCTCTATGCAATTTTCTATTTTTATACCAAGTTTGTTCACCTTTGAGTTTATGGATTAGGCCTTGATTTTCGTAAATATGATCAGGATCATAACCATAATGATCTTCAATTTTTTTATAAAGTTCACCATTAACATAGTATTCGATATCTCTACCATATTCTTTAAATAATTCGCCCCGTCGATAAATCTCATATCGACCATCAGGGTATAGTTTTTTATAAAGTTCTCCTCGATAATTATTAATAATTTGAGTATTTTGGTCGATATAATTTAGGTAATCAGCCAGTTTCCTCATTTCATCTTCACTAACCAAACTACCTTCATTTGGATCATCAATATAAATCACAAGTTCACTCATTTTCATTCTCCATTAATTTCTCTATTTGTATTGTTGCAAAGATGGTCGTAAAGTACGCCAATCTGAAGTATATTCATCACCTAATACAGCATAAGCAACAACATCATACTCCGTTGCCAAAGTATATTCTTTCTCATAATCAAAATCCGGGTTGTAAGTTTTAAAATACTTTTCATACCATCTATTAAGTGATTTTTTATCAACATACTCAAATAATGATTCATCTGAAAAGTTTTGTATTGCCGCATACCAACACTTGCTGATCTCATCATATTTGGCTCCTTTACTTTTTACGATATCAATCTCTCGAGACGATATATTCAAATCAATAGACCAAGCATCGCGGTGTTTGTTCAAATATTCTGCTTTTTTATATTCGATAAAGGTCTTTCGTTTAGCCCAACTTATAAATTTACCACCACACGTATCACAAATATATTTGGCATAATGTGTATGATTGTTCTCATCAACAATAACCATTCGAATTTTATGATTCTGATGACTGCCCATTAATCCCATTTATATCTCCTGTTTCTCTCGCTTACGTTGATTAAAGTTACGTTGTCTTTCGATATTTGTCATTGCATTTTTTCTGGTTCTTATTTCTTTTTGGGCTGTTCTATTTTTGGTTCATAATCAGTAATAGTCTCAGCAGTTGGTTTCAATAAAGTATAATCAAATTTTACATCATAACCAGTCTGTTCTTTGATATAAGCAGATAACTCAGTGGTATTGATCTCAAATTGCGATGCCCAACCATCATGCTCATTAAAATGATTTATATTTGATTTGTTAAGATAAACTCGAACATGGTCCATAATCATACGCTCAAGTTCAAAATAAACGTATGATTTTTTTCTACTATTGATGGCTTTTTTTCGTGTCACCTCTTTATCATTCCTGGTATAAGTCACATACTCAGGTTCTATCATATCAGTCATACCCAATTGTTTCCATATTTTGGATATATCAATACGTAGTCCCATGATAAAATGATTCTTCTTTAATTGATCAATAACCCAATAGTTACGGTTGACTGCTAAAAATATACTTGAGTTCGAATACTTTGATATCTTAGCGCCATTAAACAAGCCATTAATAATGATCTTGACTATTTTGGGTGAGATCTTGAGTTCTTGGGCTAATTGATTTCTGACTTCGGTTTTATTATTAAGATAGTATTCGATATGGGTTAAATCAACACAACCATTTTCTCGGGCTAATTGATACACTAAAGTGGGCATTGCAGCACTTATATCATATTGGTGTAGATAATTTACGTGCGTGAACAATAACTCTTTAAGTGGTTTACGATACATTTGTAAGTCGTGCCATAAACGATGTGACTTATCATTATACTCGATTTTGCCTGATCTAAAATAATCTTGCCAGTCACTGATTAATTGTGGTAAGATGACTCGTTTATCAAATACACTCACTTTAGTTGGGTCTATGATATCAGCGATGATTTGTTCGAGTTCATCAAAATCAGATTGGTGTATTGATATATCAGGTGGTAGATCTGATAATCGCTCATTGGCGTCTTGCCATTGACGAAAACTATAATTGATTGGTTTTTTATCTATGGCATTATCATAAACATAACTCAAATAATCAACACCTATTTGGTTGATCACGTATTCGCGACATCTACCATCAGCATGTGAGTAATTATGATTAGTTGTTTTGAGTACTAGCCTCTTCAGATATTGACTAAGTTGGCGACTTGGTTCACCAAAGTAAGTTTCTAAGTAACCAGTACTATATGGTGTTTCTTTTGTGATTGAATGGGTTTTTGCAAATATTAATACTTCTTTGATACGTGACAGAACACGTGAATCATTATAATTGGGTTTGTATTTTCTCATCAGTATATACCTTGGTATTGTTCTCACTTGGCTATTGATTGGTGATACAAGCGGCCACCCATATCACCATAACCAAGATAAAAATTTAGTGGATCACCACTATCGTATTTATACCAATCATCAAAAATCACATGATTTGATACATCTACACTTATATTATAGATATATTTTTCTATTAATCAAGATATAGATAATATTTGTTAGAGATAACATCGAGATGATTTATAGAGATAACATCGAGATGATTTATAGAGATAACATCGAGATGATTTATCTATATCTTGATAATGTCCATGGACAATATAAAGCACAAGATATCAGACTCACTGACGTTCGACTGATATCAAATGCTTAACATCGCTATTGCTCTTTTAATTTATATGATCAAACTGACTGATATAATTCAATCGATAACATTATTAAAAGCAATGACTGATATGATACGAAAGACAAAACTAGTAAAAGCAATTAAGACATGATGGCCATGATCTATCTATATAATGTATTATTATACCTGCATTATCTTATCCTTATTGTTACGCGGAGTTACGAAATTGGTGTGTAACTTTATGATTTTAAACAGATTGGAAAATTAACGTCTTGTATCATATGACACAGAAATCAAAGATAATTATTGACACTATTAACACAAGTATTAAAATAGCAATACAGTAAACAACACAGAGAACTAAAATGACACAAAATCAACAACGCGAAATGATAAGAAACTTGAGTACTGATGACTTTGATGGGTTATATCAAATGATTGATATGATACTTAAATCAAATGATCTTGATTGGGCTTTACTGAATATCGTGATCCAAGAAAAAGCCCAAAGAGATATGGTCCAAAGAATCAAACAATTCAGGTCAATTCAGTCTTCTTCTTCTTGAAAGTTGGGTGTATCAGGTCCGATCCAGTGGTGATATAATCCGATACGTTTGATAAAAACGTTCTTAACTTATCTGGATCTGTGAGTCTGAACCTCGCCATGCCGTTCTCCAATTTTCCCAGCATCAAATTGCAGCCACGACATAGCACACTTCTGATCTCACCATTTTTATGATTATGATCTAATACAGGTGAATCTAATTCAGACTCACATAATTGGCATTTTTGATTTTGAGCCAAGATTTTATTGTCCCTAATAGTCTTGATGTCTTTGTATTTGACTTTTATTTTTTGCATACTTTTTTACACATATTACATCTACCATCCTGTACAACACCATCCTGTATCTCATACCTAATCAATTGTCCCTGAACTAATCGATCACACATTTTACAAGGTCTGGGTTTTAATCTCCAGGTATTATCTACCATCTCATTTATATCATTTCTTGGTTTGCCATAATATAATATTGGCTCCATATGCTTGTGTATAAAATCATCAAATGTCATCTTTTGATCCTGTTTTGTGTAAAATCATATTTATAGTCCTAAATATCCGATATTGGGCCTTAGACGGCATCGCTCGCTCAAGTGAGTGCTCGTCATTGGGTTCCTATAACTCAAGATATACACTTGTTGCGGGTAATAGAAAAAATGCTCTAAAAATAGAAAAAACTGGGCTCGATTTTGGGCCATCCTTGGCGTATAGGTTATTTGATAGTTGATTCAATGTAATCAATTTCTTCCTGTGTAAGACCAAAATGTTGATATAGTTCTTGATCAGTCCATTCTTTAGTAAAATCTATTATAGGGATATGATTGAATGAATTTTTGTTGGTGTTGACGGTATCATCATGTTTAGTAGTCCGCATCACAAAACGAATTAATTTTGATTCTATAAATGATTTGGCGTTTATTGCATGATCCATATCATCAAAGTAGATAACTTTCAATCGTTCACTAACCCCCATATCAGAAGACACAAGTCGAGTAACACCCAACAGATTCTTATCTGAAATGGTTGGGAATGCCAACCCTGGTTTATTAAATTGATTGGGTTGGTTTGAGTACAAATATTTTTCGGGATGTTGAAACCCACCAACATATATCAATACTTTGGTATTAAATTCTGCAGTTTCAATCAACGAGTAATGTGCATCACGTTCAATTATTCGATCGAGCGACCCTTTTGCGCCTTTTGAAATACCATAAAGGCCATATTTTAAGTGGCCCCCAAAATTATTATTTGATTGTAATTTGTTGACTATTTGTATTTTGATTGGATCTTCAAAACTCAAAATAGAATGTCTGTTGATTTCAAACGACATATTGGCAGTTTGTATTTTAATATCACCATTGTATCCATTATTGGCAATAAATGATGTGATGCAACTTCTTATGGCCACAGTCGGAAAATATGAGTTATCTATTTGTCGGATATATGATAGCCCATGCTTCAATAACAAATTGCTCATTCGATTATTGGTCATCCATGATGCGGGAACTATCATCGCAACTGTCGATTTTGATATATTAAGTGCATTTTTTATAAAATCAAAATAGATATTGCTATTATTTGTGGTTTTTGCATCAAGTCGCTTTTCTCCTGGCATTGAATTATATGGAGGATTTCCTACTATTACATCAAATTTCATATTCTTTTTTAGGTCGTAAATATAAGGCTATTTACGACGATAGATTTCCATCATGGTAGTTTCCATGCTATTAACTTGTTCTTTTTGTTTCTCATCATCCAATGCATTTTTCTCAATCAATTTTTCCAATCTCTCAAGATCTTTTTTCCTATCATCTATTTTTTCCAAAGTAGTGGTATGTTTGAAGTCCAAAGCCGTGATCTTCTCGTACAGGTTAAAGATAAAACCCGAGATGGTTGATAATAGAGTAAATGCAAGTGGTATAATAATACCCCAATATTGTTTTATTGGTTTTGGTTCTGGTTCATAATGATGATAATATTCATCATTTCTTGACCTACGTTCAAATCCATCCCAGTCATCATGTTTCATCTTTTTGCTCCTTTAAAGATTGTATTCGATCTTAACCAATTCCTTAGTTTCTGGGTTGACCTTATATGATGATGTCATACCAAAATCAGTTATCACTGTATTTGGGATATAATCATAATCGGTATAAACCTGCATCATTGATTCAATATTTTGACCTGCATTGGTGATTGTTTTGATTTCACCTGTTTCTTTATGATATATGATATACATTATGCACTTCCTATTAATTCTGATGCCAATTCTACTGTGGCCATAAATGATACGCCTGAACGTTCGGTAAATCCCACTGGCGTTTGCCAATTAAATGCACCAACGTATGATGGATTTTGATAATTTGAATTCCAATTAGATAGTACCCAACAAAACATCTCCAGTACTTGGCCTTGAAAACCACTAAAGAAAATATCAACTGATTGAGTACTAGTTGATGATCCCCATTCTTCTACACTAGAACCAACAATTAATGGAGAAGCCAACCCAGGTGGATATGGTGGTAATGGTGCCAATATGGTATTACCACCAACTTTTATTTCTATACGACTTGATTTATAATGGCCGAATGGTATATTTGGGCCATATATTTGTATTCCAGTAACTGGATCTGACAATGAGGCAAAAGCCCAATGAACGTCGTAATGTAATCGATATGAACCAGTTGCAGGTAATTCTACAGTATATCCAAGTGGTATTTTTTCTTCTGCCGAATCGGTATTAAGATAAATGTATGGGGTTAAAAATGATTTACGCCATAATTTTTGTCCAAGTCCTGCACCATCCTGTTCAGTCAAAATTGTATTCATTGACTTAGGTACTACACCAGTCTTTTTATTTCGTTCTTTTCTAACCAACCCGTTACTGGAATAGATGTCATCTGAGTATTCCAAAGCAGTTATTTCTAATACGATATTACCATCATCTGCATCATCTTCTATTATTTTGGCTATTCTAAATAATTTATGATCAAAGCCATACATCTCTAAAGTAACATCAATCACTGTTCCTGCTTTTAAGCCAATTGCACTAAAATCAGTCTTGAATTGTATAATTTTATCAAGGCGGGATTGTTTTAGTTCACTTATGCCAATATATTGTGCCTGTGGTGCATTATTTACGGTATTAAGTATAATATTAAGTACATTATCTTGTTCATTCAAATTACGATCTGCTAGTGGTATAGTGTAATCTATATAATCCGTATTATCTTGTAAATCAGCATTTGGGAATTGAACTGTGACGCCATTATATAGTTCCGTGATACCAGTACCTGATACTGATACACCACCTATAATATTTGTGTCATCAAAACTATATTCTGATTGGGCTGGTCTGTTAATCACTGTACTCCATTTACCCAATAATGAGTCATATGTGATCCAACACCCTACTGTGGTTGCTAAAGTATTAAGGTTGTCTAATACTGTTTGGGTAGTATCAAGTACTCCATTGACTTCAAAACTTGTATATCTTGGCATATTATATTCCTACTGATATTAATCCACCGTCATGTGGATATAATTGTTTTCCTTTTAGGAAAGTATTTAGAGTTGGAGTAAATCTGTTTGTTGAGTCATTATTGAACCCAAGATTATAATTATTATTTCGTCCCCATACATAAACATCACCATTAGTCTTGGTAACAAATATGACATCATCAGTGGTTATGATTGAATTCCAATTGGTGTCTGTGCCTATTTGCGTAAATTCTGTTAAGGCTGGATTTGCTGAACTATGGCCTAAATAATTATGGTTTCCTTTACTCCACAAAGTACCATCGGTTTTGATACCATATTCATTTGCAAACGATGATGAATTACTTCTATAGTTGAGATCTTTCCATAAATTAGAATCTTTAACAAAATACGGGCTCGTTATTGAGGCATTCCAATATTCATTATTGTTCAATAATACACCATATTTGGCATCACTTATGATAACTTTATTGATTTTATTAACCATATCTGAATGAATTGGTATATTAGTGGTAGTAATGGTGTTCAAAAGTATATTGATTGCACTCACTTTGACTGTTTGATCTGTATGATAAGTGATAACATCAATTGTGTTCGTAAAATGGTCTACCTCAAAATCTAATACATCATTAAAGAATGGGGTCACTACTCTTGATACCGAAAATAATCGATTATCAGATGTCAAAAATATACCACCTTTTAGTTTCTTAATAAAATAACTATTGGTTATTAATGTACTGCCAGAAGTTGAATACCGATATAAATTAGAGATATGATTACCTGATATATAAGTATTCTCATAATAATGATGCAACAAAGTTCCAGACCCACTAAGATGAGAACCAAATCTTATATCATGATATTGTGCTGATATTGTATTTGTGGTCCTATTGGTAGTTGTAAATGGCGCAGTACCACCAATAGTATAAACATTCAATAAATCGCTATTGTCCAATTCAGGAGCAATGGTCATTTCAAATTTTGATCTCAATATAGTTTCCTCTACTGTGTAATCTGCAAACAATCTATAATTACTTGAGTTATTGACTGATGGTCTAAAAATTGAATTTGGCTTTGCGTACCAAGTATTGGTAGATACCAAATTATATGGGCTTGATCGTGTTCTAAGTGAATTCAACGCCATTATATTAGATGATATCAAATTATATTGACCAAATTTAGCAGTAGATGGTGTTATATTTGAACTATAATTTGATACAAAATTAAATAATGACCCACCTCTTCGAACATTGTAAAAAGTGGTCATTGTATTAGATGATACAAAATTAATTGGCATTGACGTCAATCGATTTGCTGTAATATTCAAACCAAAGTTAGCATCAAAGAACCAACCTTCCTGTACATTCAAATAAATGGTCCATTGTTTTGAGTCAGTTTGTCCATATGTGATTGATGACAAGTACTGATAATCACCAAAACTTAAGGTACTTGATGCTACTTGTGGTGCTTTGATTTGTTCCCAAATATCTACGGTCGTAATGCCTGATATAAAATATACTTTATTGACTTGTGTAACAGTACAACCACTTGGAATATTATCCCAAGTAACAGCACCATCTGGTAATTGGGTCACATCCACTATGAATTTGATATTCAGTCCCTGACCTTCTATGATGTCAACTATATCAATACCAAGTGGTACGATATGATTGGTGTTCTCATTAATACTAATACTTGGATTAACTGGTACTAATTTGTCAAACACTATTTGACTATCACGCTCATCCATGTATTCCAATGTAAAAGTTTGATACCAATCATTCAGTTCTGATAAACTACGCATACCACTTGGTCTATAACTGAATACACTGGGATATATGGTTTGTGTAAAACCACTCAAATAATTGATACTGGCTGATTCTTGATTTGCTGTAAAATATTCAATATTTAAATTTCTGGTATTATTAGCAGTCTCAAAATTCAACAATATCTTGGTATTAGGGTCTAATGTATAACCAGAATTAGGTGTAAAATTAGTGGTATATCTTGCTATTTCACTGATTCTAAAATCATCAATATTACCTGTAACACCAGTATTGGGTGATGTAGCAGAACCATTATATCTCATACCCAAAGTCAAATTTGGTAATTGATAATTATTGGTATCCGTATAATTAGATCCTGCTTGAACACCATTAATAAACAATCGAGTTATTTGATTTTGTCTTGATACTGCCATATGTACCCATTGATTTTTGGCAATAGCAGGACCAGTTATTCGATTTGATCCACTAGCCCAAAACCATGTAGTAGTTGCATTACCAATTATCGCAAATTGATTCAAACCAGTTTCTGAATTACGTGCTTCGAAGAAAAATGTAGTACCATCTAATGTGGTCTCATATATCCAATATTCAAGTGTAAAATCACCAGTGCCTGGATTAAATCTATTAGAATGGTTTATGATTACGGCATCACTATTGCCATCAAATGCAGCACTTAATGATCCTGCTTTGGCACGATTGTTTGATATAAATGCATTTTTATAAAAATAGGCATTTGGTACTGATTGATCAAATATAAAATTAACAAAGTCCGTGCTATTTTCCGCACCATCCATTATCAAATATAACAATCTATTTTGATCTAATGATCCTTGGCTAGTAGGTGGAGTAAAATCAGTATAATATCTTACTGAGTTACTGATTCTTAAATCATCAATACCTATGATACTAGTAGCACCATCTTGACGACCACCAATAAACAAATTAGCACCCGCAGTGGCATAACCAGTCATGGTACCAGTGCCTTGAAGTACGCCATTAACGTAAAATTTGATTGTGGTATTATCAACAGTAAATGCCAAATGAATCCAACTATCATCTATATCATAACTATTGATTGATGTAATAGTGATATTAGAACCAGCAATATATAATTGAAACTTTTTAGATCCATCATCACCACGATATACCAATTGCCAACCAAATAATCCCATTGTTGTTTTTCTCATACAAATAATGGGTTTTAGTTGATTAGGGAAATTAAGTAAAGTCACATAGCATTCGACTGTAAGTGGTGTATTAAACAAATCATCAAAGTCTTGACTAGGTGTGACTTCTAAATGGGCATCACTTGATTCAAATATCGCGCTACCAGTACCAATTTTTGGACCAGCATTAGTAATTCGTGCATTACCAAATGCTGTTATTGTTCTTTGTATCATATATCATATACCTCTTGTGCATTTATACCAGCACCATATCTGGTATTGGTCATATAATCAAACATAACATCACCTGGTTTTTTTAATGTATTTGTGATTTTGAATCTCAATGTGCCCAATCCAGTAATGTTTTTAACAGCCGAATATTTGACGCTAACAATAGCAAATACTAAACCATCCATGGTATGATTAGGTGTCCAATTGGGAAATATTTGATATGCGGGCCTTTGGTCATAAAATGGATAACCAAATAATGGCACTGGTGAATTAGATCCATTATTGAATAGCCATATATTAACTAACCCTTCAATATCATTAGATGATACACCATCTTGATTCACTAGTCTTTGAGCCATATGACCCAAGTGCGTGTCCATTGGACTATCATATCTGAATACCATTTGAAGATCATTCCAATATATCTCATTAATTCGAATCAAACTATCTTCTGCTAATTCAGTAACTGGGTCACGAGTTGATAACAAATACCCAGTTTTTTCACATAAAGCAATGGCATAAAACATTACTTGGTTATTATCAACCATAACAGCATCAATAACAGAACCACTAATATAGGCTTGGCCATATACTACTGGTATACTATTCTCAGTATTTGGGTCAACTTGTTCTCGTGAATATGATATGGTTGAATTTGTACTGGTAGAATTAGGTTTATTGGTACCAGTGCCTGGATTGGTTTTGGTATCATCTGATTTATTCATTGAATTGGTTAATTCACGTAGCATATAAGCCAATGCTGCTGCTCTGGCTAATCCTGCACTAGTTGAACCACCTGTCGCCCAACCCCAAACACTTGATCCCACATCTAAAATATCATCTAAAAACGACACTGTTATACTCCTTTACCAAAATCAAATGACGTATTTTCTAATACAGTAACGCGGTTCATACTTAAATCATTTGGAAAGAATCGTTGTTGGCTTTCTTGATTTGTTTTACGACCTGCTGTTTTGTTGGCTAATACGTCAATTGCTGAATTGCAAGTCAATACCAATGTATTAGATGCAGTCATTCGATCATTATCATATTCTTCTTGTAAACTATAATTATTGACAAATCCCAAATAACGGCCTGTTGTATTAACACCGGCTTCTAAATTAATGGCTTCAAGAGTAACTGGATCAAAATATGCACGACGTATCTGAACAGGTGATCCTTTGATCTTTGAATTTAATATTTCGTAAATACTTTCATTGGGTATTCCGGAAATACTCAAAACTAGTTCACCACTTGATGTACTTATTTCTGATGCACTGGATGTAATGCCCAATAAATGGCCTAAACCAATATAGGTTTGATCGTTATAGATATATTTGTTGAATCCACCATCACAAAATAATAAATCTTTTTGGGTTGGTTGGCTATATGGGTATTGTTTGTAATATGCAACCGCAATTTTGACCAATAAGACTGATAATATATTTTTATTGTCTATCATTCAAATACCTCAACAAATGTAAAAGCACCATTCCAACTAACTTGATCATGATTGTATAATGTCCATGATGGGAAATTGATACATTGGACTTTGAACTCACATTCTGAACCCACTTTCAATAATATGCCACCTGGTGGAGTATTTGTTTCTTCTATGATTTCACGATGTAATCTTACGGTATAAGTATTCCAAGGCACATCTTCACGTACTGTATACACTGAACCACTTGATCCCAATTGTATAAAATCACCAGCCCTGAACATATAACCAGAAGTCAAACCACCACCACCTTGAACAATATTAACAAATGTGGTATTTTTGGTCCATTGGCCTCTAAATGTTTGTGGGTCAGTAGCATTGCCTTGATAACCTGATAACCATTGATGCCCTGGGTGATTTAATTTGATACTAGTAACTGTGACTTTATCAAGATATTCTGCTTCTGATATTGGGCCTCTAATTTGAGTCCAACGTAAACCATCTGGCAATTGGACTTCAAATTTGTATATTTGTGAACCACGTGATACAGTTCGTGTGACTCCACCACGTGATGTAGTACTTGATACTATTCTTTTTCGTTCTATGCTTATTGTGGTAGCATTATCGATAATCCATTGAAAACTCACTCTTATCTCCTAATCGGTACGCCTTTAGCACCTTGTAATGTCAACCCATATATGAATGATGGGTCTTTGGCTAATGCTTGTTTGAATGATTGCGAATCAATAGCATTAATGGTATAATTAATATTGGTGACATTGCCGCCACCACTGCTACTATTTATTTGCTCTAATGGTTTGATATTAGCAGGTCCGCTTATGATCTCTGGACCATTCTCACCTACTATACCCCATTTACCACTGGCTAATTGTCCACCATTAGCAAAGAAACCACCAAACCAATTACCAACACTTTTACCAATACTGGACAAACTATCCCATAATCCACCTGAACTTGATCCTGAACCTGAACCACCAAACATACTACTAATGCCACTAAACCAACTACCAATACCACTTAACCAACTACCTGAATCTGATCCTGATTTACTACCACCACCCCCAAATATACTGGTTGATTTCTTCATAGAATTACTCATATCAGAAATCATATTGGCAAAGATGGATTGTATCTGAGCACGTAATAGTTCTTCTAACAACATAGCCATGAAATTTTTCCATTGAAATTTGCCTGTTTTGACAAAATTGATCAATAAATCTTCCATACCTTTCATTGCAGAAGCAAATATATTTTGGGCGTGTTGTGCTGCATTGGCTGCTGTGTCAATATAATCATTCATAGCAATAGTCCAACCAGTTGCCCATGATCTGCTCATATCATAAGATTTTTTAGTGGCTTCTATGAGTTCTTTGGTGCCTTGTATTGACGTATCATAATATTCTTGTGCTTCTTCTGCAGATAATCTGGAGCCACGGCGTGCTTCTTCGGCTTGTATTTCAGCAATGGCTCTATCTTGAGCGGACTTCATGATATTGAATTCAAGACGATCGATTTCTCTCAAGGTACTTGATGCCATATCGTCATATATGTCTTTTAACTCAGCATTCGTATCATTAATGGTTTGAAGTCTAAAACTTTTTAATTGCAATTGATTATTGGTATCATATACAGCCGCAGCCATATCTTTCTCGTACTCAATTTGACGTCTGACTGAGTCAGTGATTTTATCAACATCTGATAATGGTAACTCACTTGGAGATTTTAATCCACGTGCCTTTGCTTCTGCTTCGATTTGGGCTACTATAGAATCATCTGCTGCTTTTTCAATATCACGATATTTTTGTTCTATTAATGGTAAAAACATCGTAGCACGTTCGTGTTCCAAATCACGAATTCGTTTGGTTGATTCTATACGTTGTTCGGTGTTGAATAATGATTGGCGTTCTTGAGCCAATAAATCATTTTGTTTGGCAACAACATCAGTTATTGTTTTAACTTGTTGATCATATTCATTATTGACTTTACTGATAGATGACTGTAATAGATTATTGATGTCTTGATTTCGTTTGGCACCATCACCATATTGCTTATTCAGTTTTTCTATTTCTTTGGCTCGTTCGGATTCGATCTCAGCAATGGCTTTTTGGACTCTTGCATAATTCTCACCTTTACCAATAATATCATTATCTAATTGATATTGTTTTAATTTCTCTTTAAATAAAGTCTGGGTACTTCTAATTTGTTGATCAATTGCAGTTGTATCAAATTTAGGCGCACCTGCTTGAGTACTTAATGCATCTTTATATGACTGCATCTCCTTTAAATATTCTTGATATTCTGATCCTGCTTTTTTGGCCTCTTCACCAGTCTCTTTGAATTTATCAATAACATAATCTAACCCAAGGAAAGATGCTAAGTAAGCACCACCTTTGGCCATCACAACACCCAATTCCTTGAATGGTGATATCAAATGTTGAGCCATTGTTCTTAGGAAATTCATATTGACGCCAGTTTCGGCGGCTAATCTTTTGAATGACTCAAATTGTTGACCAAATATTTTCCAATTGCTAACACCTTCGGCAGTTGCGCCACCCATACTTCTAATGGCTGTTCCAGTCGCACCAATAGCAGCACCTACCGCCTGTACTCCTTTGATGATCTTACCACCAATCCAAACTGACGCAAATAATTCAACTGCGGTTGATAATGGGCCAATTATAGAATCAATTGATTTAGATAATTTATAAAAAGTAAATCCCAAATATTCAATTGTTTGGGCTAGTGACTCACCTGTTTTGGTATTTTTCTCAAAATTATCCCAACTCATAGCCAATGATGTATTCAAAACATTCATGGCTTGTGATATTGTTGATTTGGTTTTACCAAATGCTTTATCAATATCACCAGTAGCAGATAATAGTGCATTTTTCATATCTAAGGCACTGATTTTACCTTCAGAAGCCAATCTCTTTAGTGATCCAATTGGCACATCTAAATATTTGGCTAATGCTTGTGCTACTGGTCCCATACTTTCTAATATGGAATTTAATTCTTCGCCTTGAACTACACCAGAACTAAACACTTGTCCTAATTGTAATAATGCACCTGATGCTGATTGGGCACTAATACCTGCACTGGCTAATGATTTAGCAACATTCTCAGTTATTTGGGCTGCATCTCTTTGACTAATACCCAAAGCCGTTGCATTAGATGCAATTCTATAATATAAATCACCAATATCTGATAATGATGACCGAGTGGTTATAGCAATTGCAGATAATGCCTTGAATTGATTTTCAACATCCTGTTGGCTTGATGATAAAGTTGATAATCTATTTCTTAAATTAGCGACTTCATCAGATAATTTTGTGACTTCTCGAACACTGATTGCAGCAAACATTGCTTTGAATACAGATGTGATACCACTAACCGATTTATTCAAATTATCAATATCTTTTGATATTTGATTTACTGAATTTTGTACTTTGGTATTATTCGAGGATGCATTTTTGGCAAACAAATCCATGCTTTTGGTTGCTGCTGCCAAAGCACGTTGATATTGGCTATCATCGAGCGTGAGAGATACAGATATATCCGCCATTATAATTTCCTTATATAATCGTTAACATGATCTATCATAAGATCAATGGTTGGTTTTGTCATACCATCAGGTGCTTGTGTACTTCCCCGAGTACCACGATCAAAATGACGACCTTTATCCAGAACATAAGCATATTTGTATTTGGCGTATATGATATGATTGCGTAAAATGGTATTACGTTTTGCATGACCTGTATCAATTGGTGTCTTTTTAACAAAATAATCATATGCTTTGGGCATCACATATTTCTTTATTTCTAATGCTTTTTTGATTTTGTTTTTGAAACCAGTTAATACTACCTTGGTCATTTCTTTGTCCTTGCAATCATATCTTTCATCTCATCTACAGATAATTTGGGGATGGGTTTTTTGTAAGTACCACGTCTCTTTTGTTCTGCAACATGTTCATATCTTAGACCTATATCCATAACTTGTAGGTCAAATGTCGTGGCATCAGCCAATATATTTGATGGTAACATATGATAGCGGGATGCTAATCGATCCAAAGTTACTAATGTCATAATATACTGACTATCCCAATCTACATCTGACCCAATTAGTTTCCCAATTGACCCACCAATTTAGCCAAGGCTTTGACCAATACTCGAGTTGGTATCATATAATCACCTTGAATCACTGGTTTGCCGTCTTTATCCAAAATCATTGGTCTAAGTGCATTGATTAATGTGTCTGGTTTGTCTGGTGATGCAGCACTTAATTTGGTAAAAACATCAAGTGGTTGGCGATCGAATGTATAAAATGATAATCCTTCGCCATATTCTTTGATAATGTCTTCATCATCTAAAATGACTTCTACTAATTCGGGTTGTTTTGATAATTGTGATAATTGCATTTTGATCTCCTAATCTTATTTGTAATCTACGAAGTTTGTGGCTTCAATTTGATATCTATCTATCAATGTATTTATAACTAATAAATTGAATTTGAGCCGATTTTGTGCTTTTTGAATGTCTTCAACCGAACACTTTAACTCATTTGTCATCTTGGCAGATTCAGCCAATAATGATCTCAATAATTCGATATCTGTTTTATTTTCTATAATATTCATCTATCAATCTCTCGCATTTCTCTATTCCTGGCATGACGTCTTGTCTGTGCTTCGGACATATTCTTTCTGGCTTGTTCATCAAATACTTGAAATTGACGCATATATTTGATATGGGCTTTGACTTCTTCACTTGGACCAGCCCAATATGATTTTGCGAATTTGATATTATCTGAATGTAAAATAATATCAACATTATCGACCGAATATGGCCCAATATCATTCTTACGTGCCATCACATATTGGCCTGCCTTGGTGCCACGTAAATGTAACTTACCTGAATCAAGCCATACTTTAAACCATGTATCAAATGTAAATTCCCAACCAATTGGATCACCATTACGGTCTACTCTGGTTTTGGAATACCATTTTTGCCATTTATAATAGCCTTTATATTTTCTTATTTCTTCAATTGTCATATAATCACCATAAAAATAGGGACCGAAGCCCCTATTATATTTATTCGATAATATTTTTCAATATTACTGAACCGTAAAGTCTCCAGAAACGGAAATTTGGACGGGCGTTATCCAAACAGGACTATCTGCTGATACTGCTGGTGTTAAACCAGTAACATAACCTACACCTGATAGTTCTTTAGTACCAATATTGATACTAAATTGTACTTCAGTTTTGGCTTTGGACAAACCATATAATCCCAATTTGGCTGCACTACCAGTAGTAGCGGCTGCATCACCAAAGAATGAATCATATTCAACAACCAAGTTGGTACTGATACTGTTTGTTGCAGTAGTAGGTACTTGAAGTTTGGCTGCTTCATTCAATTGGGTCCATGTAAACGTGTCATTGGCATTAGAGATACTTACGTCTTGTAAAGTAGGTAAACTCAATGTACCAGTGATACCTGCAACAACCAATTCCAAAATAGGATTGGTTGTGCCTGCTGCTGATAAAATATATTCAGTTGCCATAATTATTCCTTATAAATTGTATTAAATCGATACTCGATCGTTGTAAGATCCATATCATTCTCATAATTATTTGAAATTATGATTTCTCTTTTATGATAATCACCTGGTATTTGGTCTTTGATTTGAGTCAAAGCCAACATTAAATCCATTCGATCACGTGGTTCTTGTTTTGCATCATTAGCGAAGTAAACTCTGATACTGATAACCTTATTGTAGATATTGACTTGATTCAATACTTCAACCATAGTTTCTATAGTATTTTGTTCTTGATCAACATATAAGGTTTTTGGGTTCTTTAGATATAATGGAGTACCTGATGCTTGATAAGGCAATTCATTTGAGACTCGATAACTTATTGTCTTTGCATCTTTTATCAGATCCAATAATTGTTGTCTCATCTAATTCTCCGCGGTAAAGTGCGTCCTGGTTTGACTTCACTTGGGTTTATTTGACCATCATTATCCCAATCATACCAATCACCATCCTCGATTAATTCACCAAATAATTGATTCATTTTATTCTCATAAAATTTCATCTTTTCTATTTCAGCATTATCTGGAGTACCAAAGTCTGCTATTAATGGTAAAATGTACTGACTCATGGCTGTATAAACACACAAGTCAGTAAAATCATTATGTCTGGTTAAGATATAACTTGCATCAATCATGGTATTTGGAGCATTGTCCTTGTACCATTGAGTTGATTGTATTTTGGTCAATATTCTTTCAGTGCTGCGAACCAATAATGGATACACGACTGTATCAGATAGGCCTTCGTTCGAATCAAACAATCTTTGATCATGATCTAACACATCCTGAAATTCAGCAAATGATTCAATCATGCTATTAACATAGACGAAAGCCATATCTACTTCCTATTATGGGTTAACCAACGAACTATCAAAGTTCAATTTAATACCATAAGAGTCATATAATTCACCAACACCATAAACAGCGGTAGCAACTAACTCAGTAGCACGTAAAGATGCATCACGTTGTGCTTCGATACTGATGTCTTGCATCAATGCCAAGCCCAATGCATCACGGTGGAATACTGCACCAATTGAATCACCATCAGTATGACCAACATTGGCAGATTCAAATATAGGCACACCAGCCAACATACCGATATAACCAGTAGCCATTGCTTCGTTTTGCAACAAACCACCATTTGGGTTAGCATAAGTATTGGTCAAGGATGCTTTCAAATCATAAGCGATCAATGGGTTAACAACTGCGAACAATTGATCAGCAGGCACACTTGCATTACGCAATTTGGCAACTGCTTTAAAGATATCAGCCGCAGTAATTGCAGCGGTACCATCGCCTTGTGCGCCAACGAAACCAGCAAACAATGCAGTCAAGTCTTGGTCTAATTTACGAGCAATTGCATCACCAAATAAACGACCAACATCAGCAATAACATTGGATGCACTTGATTTAGCAGCCAAGTCAGTAACAGTGGTCATAATACCAACTTCTGATACAGTCAATACTGCTGAGTCAGTTGATACTGCGGTATTGGTCAAGTCAGTACCTTCTGCTACACCAGCAGCGGTAACGATTGGATAACGAGGTACAGTGATAGTTTTACCTGATCCCATACCCAATGAGTAATTTTTTACCAAACCACGCATTAAAGATCGTTCGCTTGCTACGAACATTGCTTCTGCGATGATGCTTGGGATCAAATCATTTAAGGTTGTGGTGGTTGTTTCTTGAGCCATTTTATTTCTCCATTAAGATATATTATTCGACTTGCGATAAGCCTTATAAAGTTCACGATCCTTGGGATCATTCATATTAAGTTTTGTGATGTCAATTTTAGATTCATTATACGCCACATTACTTTTCGAATGAGTTGTGGCAGGCCCTGGTTGAACAAAATGAGTATTAACCGATAAGAATTCACGTACTAAATCATCAACCGAATAAGGTGTTCCTGCATCGGTATATTTGACTGTGCCTTTTGAATCCAATACTTCTGGTTCGTTTTCTTCATTTAGTCTGATACTATTTGCCAATAATGTACGGACCTGATCAACATTTATGGCTTTGTATTTAGAAGCCGCTTCCAATATAGGAGTGTTGATCTTATATTCTCTAATAATTGAATCACGTTTCGCAATCTCAGCATCTTTCTTAGATGCCATCTCTTGCATGATTTTCTCGAACTCACCACGTTTTAATTGATCCTCTTGTTTCTTTGATTCGTATTCGGACTTTATTCGTTTGAGTTCATCAAGATCTCCCAACTCTTCAAATCGCTTCTCATACTTTCTGGCAACCGCTGATTTGGTTTTAGCCATCATGTCATCAAGTTCTTTTTGAGTATAGGTTCTTTCTGCCTGAGTTTCAGAAGTCTCAGTTACTTCTTGTGCCGAATTTGTTTCTTGTGTCATCGTAACACCCTCCATTTGAGTCATATTGTTATTTATTGATTTTGTGTATTTTCTTGCATTTCGATATTGGTTTCTTCGCGTTCTTCAATATCAGTTTCGATTTCAAGATCTAATAATTCTCTCAATCGTTGTTCTAAAGCCATTTGGGTATTTGAGTCTTGAGTAATATCCATGGCCTGTTTTAGTTGTGATAATTGATTATCAACATCTCTGATTTCAAAACTTGATGGATATTCGATCATGTAGTCATATATTTGATTTTGATATAAGCACCATAATCTAAATATTTGTTCTTCAGTGGTTTCCAAGTTATTGGCTAAACTGCTTAGTCTGGAATTCAATAATTGGAATTCAGTTTCTAATGCAACACCACTCAATGTTCTGGTACCAGTTGCTCTAATACCACCAATATTGGTAATCTTTTCTATTGATGTGATTGTGTTATTGATTACTGTATAAATCGAATCAATTGATGCACCATTAAAGTCCAAGACATATGGTACTAGGCCTGGATCGATGTTCTCTGGGATTTGGATGACTGATCCTGCTCCGGTACCGATCTCAGTGTCAGGTGTCGCAACCAGGCTTGGGTGACTATCAAGTCTGATAGACTGATCAGCCTCAGATAATGCATTATAGATATACCTTTGCATATCACATACATCGCTGATAGCACTAACACCCAGCCCACGAACAATACTACGATCGGCGTAAGCAATAACAGCAGGAATAGTACCCAACTGATTGTCTTCAATAATTTCATCTAACTGCTCCTGTTTGTTGGCATCTACTGTACTGGTAATTATACGCTCAGGATACCATTGTTTTACTGTATGCACAGAACCATTGATATCTTCTACGTATTTGAAATAATCCAATATATAACTGCCATTCACTTGTCTGGTATAATGCCAATCTAATACAGTCAATGGTGTTAATAATGATACATATGGTCTGATGTTATTAGCCTGTTCTTCGGCTAAACTAGCAGCATTAATATTTGGCTTGCTGACAATGACCCAACTATGACCAAATACCAGGCTCCATATATTAACTTGTTCCATAAAATTATTGAAACTACGGCCTTCTAAATCCGCATCTTCTAAAAATTGTTCTAAAAACCAATCATCAGGTAAATCTCTGATGGGTGGATTTCTAAACAAGAATGAGTTATAAACCGATATAACTGATTTGCATTGATTGTCTAATGGTGTGGCTTGACATCTGGCTGCATATTCTTGGTCTGATTCTAATTGGTATCGGGTCAAATATCCACCCTTTCTGTATTCATCACCACCAATATATGAGTTATACAAAAATCTCCATCTTTCGATATTATCGTTGTATATTGAATTGCCTAATAATAAATCGTGTATCATAATAGTTCCTTTTGGTATTTATTTGATTCTATGACCAAATTGCTTGGGTGGCGGTAAAATAATATCTTTTTTAATTGGATACAAATAATCTACCATATATCCCAATGCATCATTTTGGTGGTCATATCCAGATCCTTTATCTGGTATATTTGTGCCTTCTTTATAGACTTGACGTTCTAAACTTTCGATAGTGGTCTTGCATTTGGGATGAATCAATAAACAACGGTCTTGATTAGCCGAACATAATTTGGCATTAACTGCATTGATTCTATCTCTGACTGGAGTATGTGCATGTGGTGCTTTAACTGTAAATCCTGCATTTTGTAGAATCGTTAAGTCAGTTCTTGATCCTGCACTCGTTTTACGTTGGCGTGCTGCTGGATCAGGGAATACAGTTACTCTTGATCTTGGATATCTTAGTTTTATCTCATCTACCATTTCGTCTGTATTTGAACTAAAGATATTAATCTCATCAAACACATATAAACCATTATTGATTGGTATAGCAATAACTGCTGACATTGGGTCAACGTTAAAGTCCATACCTATATAAATTTGGTCTATATTATGATCAATAATCTTAACATTATGTTCTCTATCAAAACCATAATAGATACGACCTGAATAAGTCTCGAAAGTAGCCAAATATTCTTGGCGGAATTGTCTAATATCAAGATCACGTCTGGCTGATTCTATTTCTTTTGCTGATACATTGCCACCATCAATTGTGGTAAATTGGAAACGTGCCCATTCATCTGGGAAGTCTAATGCATCTTGAAATATATCATAACTCCAATTAGCAATGCCTTTTGGAGTACCGATAAACATGGCAGAACCTTCCTTGTCTGATAAGGTAGGCCGTAAGACTTCATACCAAGCAATTGGGTCAATATCAGCAAACTCATCCATTATCAAATAATCCAAACCAATACCACGCAATGAGTCTGGATTATCTGCACCTTTTAGGCTAATGGTAGAATCATTCTTCAATAATATTGATAGTTCTGATTCATTGGTCTTTTTAGCCCATCTTAGGTCTTGTAATCGATTCTTTAATTTGCGCCATACTATTTGCTTACTCATCTTATATGATGGTGAAACATACCATACTTCTCTTTCTGGTATTCTGGCATAATAGCATAATGATTGAGTTGCAAGATAAGTTTTGCCAAACCTGCGGCCAGCCACTACTACTTTGAAACGGCTCGGATCATTGAATATTATCTGTTGTGGTTTTGATAATATCATTTATTATATCCTGATTTATCGAGTTCGTTGATTAAATCATCATGTGTCCATGGTAGTGGTTGGTTTGCTTCTGTATTGATTGGATTTTCTGATTGGCCAAGATATTGTTTGCCTAACCATATCAACATAGGTGCGCTCTTCTCAGCCATTTGGATTTGATACATTCTGATCTTTTGCTTTAATCCGGCACGACCTTTTGATAGTTCTGGCTCAAAGTTCTCACGTAAACATTGAACATTGATCACAAACCAATCTGCTATTTCAGAATCGGTGCATCCAATCATGGATAATTTATAGACCTCATTTGGGTCAACCACAGTCTGATTTGCACCAACAACTCGCCCAGTAACTATCTTAGTGCCAGTCTTGGGCTTTCGTTGTGATTGCTTCTTGTCGACTATCATGCACTTCTATTTTCAATTCGAACAATAAAATTTCTACGATCAACCAATCCTTGGGCGGTAGTCACTTTGGCAGTAATGGTATAACTTTTATTCAATTGTCCTTCTGCTAAGGTCACATACGTCTTAGTACCGGCTAATCCTGAACCATTAATAATAATGGGTTGTGGATCATTTGATCTTGTTTGGGCTGAGTATGTGACTTCTGATAATTGATCACCTCCTGGTAGCCATTCTGCCCAATCAAAACTATATGTTAGTTCGGCTTGTGGGTCTTTTGATATTGTTAACCCATTCGCTTGTGTTTTAAAACCTGTTGTCATAATTTATTCCTTGATCAAGTATTCACGTTCTTCATATTCAATCATATATTCTCTGGTTTCTGGTTGAATCATATACACATATTTAAATTGTGCTATTGTACCAATTGCAATCATCGTATAATCGGTACTAAGATCAATAGTTGTATTGACTACTTTACTTGAGTCACTGACTTGATCATATATGGTATTTAAGCCAATTATCGTATCTGTTATGATATTTGGTATAATACCTATAATAGTTTCAGTCGCTAATTGAGTAGTTTCTGATTCTATTATTGATTCATCTAAACTGAGTACATAATCAGTCAATAAATCAATTGTTGATATCAATTGCTTAGTGGGTACTATGGTTTGATTTATCTCTGTAAATAAATCAACACTGGTACTACTGATTAAATTATGATTGATCTGTTGTTGATATTCTGAAACTAATGCGAGATCAACTGATTTGATAACTTGTGCATCAATCGTTAATCCTGTACTGGTTTCTAAATTACTTGAGTCAGTTCTGATTCGATCACTTTGTTCAAATAAGGTAATAATTGTGTCAATCGCTAATGTGGTTGAACGATTGACTTCAGGTATATTGCTTATTTGATAATCTGAATTCAGGCTAATATTAAAGCCTGGTACAAAATCAGGGATCGCACTTTGTTCAAAACTGGTGTCAAGTATTATGCTGGCATCTGCAATATAGGTATAATAACCTTGTTCGACATAGCCTTCTGTTACATAATATTGATCAGCCATTTTTATCGTCCTTTAATTATCTTTTGAAACCGACCAGTCTGAATATTTCTGGCTACTGTGCCAATTAAATTCGTACCTTGGGTTGATTGGATGTCACGTATTACTGCTCCATTCAAAAAACTTGTGCTATTGGTTCTTATAGTTGAGTTTGGATTCGCTTTACGCCATTTCCAACCAGCATTATGACCAGTGCAATCTTTAGTGCAACTTGATCCATAAAAAGTTAAATTACTCGCCATCATTCGTCTCCTTGTAATCACAATAAATGATTGAGCACCATCTATCGCCTTGTTGATTCACCAACATTCTTGAATTGCATTTGGGGCATCTTACATATGGTCCCAATAGTCGGCCTATTTGTCTCATATGGTATATTCAATCCAGTCTAATGTTGGCTCATCCCAATAATATGCTTTACCATCATTTGGGTATGGAGTTGGTGCTTGCCATTGGTATTGGTTATCAAGTGCCCAACTATCAAATGGTTTAGGTTGCATAAATGCTTGATTGGCTGGATCATAAGTAAAACCAATACCAGCAAAATTATATCTAAATGATTGATTGTATGAAGTCTGCAGCCAATTGGTATGGCTACCATATAATGATTTACAAAAATCAATACCCAACTGTTCTTGTTCTTGATTGTTTGCTGTTATCACATCATTATTGATAACAATAACTTGTATGACTTGATTGTTTTGATCTAATTGTGCAAAATGTGCCATAATTATCCTTAGAAAGTGATAGTACCAGAACCAGTAAATCTATAAATGTTTTGACCATCTACAGTAGTGATTGTGGGTGAGCCAGTTGTCGCAGATGCCGTTAAAAATGTTCTGATAATACATACACCAGAACCACCCGCACCTGACGCAAAATTCTCTGCCGCACCTGCGCCACCACCACCGCCAGTATTTACTGTACCAGCAGCACCAACTTGTCCTGAATTGCCACCATTACCGCCACCTTGGACACCAGTACCACCAGTACCACCTGATCCAAATACAGAGCCACCACCACCACCTGCATAACCAACAGATGATCCTGATATATTGGTTGTTAAACCACTACCACCATTACCGCCTTTTGTAGATGCTCCTTGGAAACCAACAGAAAGAAAACCACCACCGCCACCGCCACCATAGTTTGGTGCTGATACTGTATTGGCTCCACCATTAAAACCTTGGCCTGGTGTTCCACCACCACCAACATTGACGGCACCTTCGATACCAGCACCACCACCTGATCCACCATTACCACCATTATTGTTACGTCCAGCACCAAAGCCACCACCAGTCATAGTGATAGTCACACCGGTTGCAGTAATCGAACTATTAGATCCTATATTACCATTTGCATTGGTTGTAACTGAATTACCACCAGCGCCAATTGTTATGGTATAAGTCTTGGGTTCAATATCAAGACTATTGGTATAATATAAACCACCACCACCGGCACCACCACCACCTGATCCGCCTGATCCACCACCAGCAACCAATAATATTTCGGCTGCTGATAAACTTTTCAAACCATTATTGGTAATCATTTTGGATGCTATATTATTTGATGTTAATTTAACTAAACTCATAATTATTCCTTAAAACACATAATCACTGAAATCAGTATCCAAATGAGTCAACAATAACGTATTAGTGTCATTCATAAATGCACTAGTGGGTGGTGTAAAGTTAGCGGTATATCTCGCAACATTACTGATTCGATATTCGTCAATATGACCTTTAAATTGAGAAGTGCCTTGAGTATGAGTATTGCCAATATTAACATTACCACCTTGAACATATACATTCGAATCCGTATAAGTGGATCCTACTTGAGTTCCATCTATGAATAATCTCGTCGATGTGCCTGATCTTGATACTGCAACATGATACCAAATATTTGTTGATGGACTCCATGATGCACTTATACGATTTGCACCATTGGTATAATAATGAAGAGTAAAAGATGACCAATAAAGGGTGGGCGCAATTATTGTTGCATCACTCACCCTTTGATCTAATAAAAACTGTGTACCAATTGCTGAATTAAATCGATACCATCCTTCATATGTAAAATTGTTTGATCCATGTGCAAATATTGGATTAGAATTGGCTTGATATGATCCCAATCCATTCAAAAATGCTGACCCAATACCAAATTTAAATACATTAGTCACTATACTAATAGTACCACCAACACTAGTTGTGATTGGTGTTCGATATTGACCTCGTACTGTATTAAAGAACGATTTATCGTCTAAATTTCGATATGATAATGTACCAATTGCCATTATGCTATCTCTGATCCAAATAAATTAAAGACTAAATTAGCAGTTGATGAATATACACTCACCACATCTGTTGCTGCCAATGATATCCCTAATGTCAAAAATACTGTATCATTTGCTGATAATACAGAATCATATACGATATAATGCTGGTTGGCAATTGATGCACCTGCTGGTCTGACTGCTACTCTGAATGATGCCGCAGTTGATAAATTACAAACCGATAATGTCGAACATACGGCACTAGTTGCTGCTGGTACTGTATATAATGATGTCAATGTGGTTGCGCCAGGATTTGATTGTCCCAATACTCGATAAGATGATGCCATATTTGTCTCCTTAACAACCCATCAATAAGAATGGGTTAAATGTTTCACCGGCTCCACCACTACCACCTTCAATTGTGATATTGCCAGAACCTAAAATAGATTGATTATTGATTGTTTTGATACTAGTACCAGACACCAATGTGTCTTGTTTTGATGTTGGTGCTAATCCTGCCCATGATGTCAAGTCAGCATCATATGCTTGGATAGTTGTACCGATTGCACTTGATGTCAAATATCCTGCTGTTGAATGATTACCCCAACCATATGCCGTATCCCATTCAGTTATATCTGTACTAGTGATACCATAAGATGGTGATGCCACAAATACAGGGTCAGTTTCGGTATATGACATAGTACTAAAAGATAATGTACCAGCACCATTGGTAGTCAGTACTTGGCCATTTGTACCATCTGATGTTGGTAAAGATAATGTACCAAAAGTGATCTTACCAGTATTATCGATTTGTAGTCTGATATTACCAGAACCATCTGATATAATAATATTATTTGATGTACCACTTATGGTTGAGCCAGTATTGGATCCTAATATAACGTTATTGCTACCACTCGTAATAGCCGAGCCAGCACCATGTCCAATAAAGGTGTTAGTTGAGCCAGTATCTAATGCGGTGCCTGCATTATGACCTACTGCGGTATTGGATCCACTTACGGCAAAATCTAAAGCATAATTACCGATTGCTACGTTGCCACTATTATTAGCATTTCGCCATAATGCATCTACACCAATACCAATATTGTCTGTGCCATTCGTAACACCAAATAAACTTCGATCACCAATAGCCGTATTACGTGGACCAGTGGTTGCTGAAGTCAATGCTTGACGGCCTAATACCGTATTATTTGCACCAGTGCCACGGCCTTGTCCTACTATTGCATTATCAATTATAACCCATCCTGTACCATTTGGTGATAATGTTAAATTGCCATTTGTGACTGATGTGGTAATCGTCTTGTCGTTGGTATCTAAATTGCCTGATAATTGTGGTGCTAAATCACCAGATAATGCTTCTAATTTAGCGGTATTTAAATTCGTTATATTGGCGTCCGCTTCTGACCAGGAGAGCGCGGCGCCTTTCGATTCCCTGGTGACTATTGTTGCCATATTGTTTCCTTATGTTTGCAATTATCATTGTGCCATCTTGTAATAGATGAAGTATTGCTTATATGGCCACAATGTGTACACGTTGCTGTTTTCAATCTACCCAGCCTCAATGCTTCTTCATGTTCTGGAGTTCTTTTATAGGCTTTTGCTGATGCACTCATCTTTGCCTTGGTTTCTTCCGAACGTTTTGTACCTGTATGAGATGCAGATATTTTACGTCTGGTTTCTTCTGATACCGGAGGCATTATCTTACCAATTTGAGATTCTGCTATCTTACGTTTGGTTTCTTCTGAATGTGGGCCATTAGATTTTCCCTTCTTGGCTTTTGATATTTTCTCAGCGTGTTCTTCAGATCTAATTTTACCAGTCAAGGCTTTTGATATTCGTTGTTTGTGTTCTTCTGATAAGATACGATTCTTACCAGCAATAGATAATTTTTGGCGCGTTTCTTCTGATGGGCTTTTGCCTTTATTTGGGCTTGGGTGTCCTTTACCAGATTGTTTACCTTCATTATTGTGCTGATTGAATGATCTTGGATCATTACGTGCATCAAACATGTCGAGCAATTCAGTTTCAAAATCATACGCCTCAAATGGGTCACCAACAAACAAGATTTCTCTTGTCCAATCTTCTGGATTAGACTTGATCATTGGTTTCACAATACGGCTGGAACACAAATATCCATCATCTGGATGTGCATTATGTGCTGTACGTGATCCAATATACCATCTGTATGTTGGCTTGTGTACCCATTTGTAGACGTATGCTGTTTTCATATCATTACTCTTAGTATAAAATTACTATTATACACTATTACCACAATTATGACATGGTTATTGTTAAATTGTTTTGATTTATGAGATACAAAATATTCATATAAGGTCGTTAATCTTATACCGTTCTATTACGAACTGCTATATGTTCCCATATAGAGTAGACTATCTCTTCAACTATTGCTAGTTGCTCTGCGCTTCCAACCACTTGGTTGTACTCCCTTTCGGGATAGTCGTTACACCTTCCTAACGTATTAGGCTTGGCTCGGTATTGTCCGTTCTGGATGTTCACCGAATTCACAGAGTTTTTCATTATCATATCGCTATGATACGCGCCCATCTAATTAAGCGTCACCGGTTTCAATCAATTTCGAACTTGATGCTGCGCCATGAAACAATCTGTTACCACCGGTAGATGCATCAAAGATTGCCACGTGTGTGATAGTTCCCCAGTTAGCGGTTGCTGTTGGGAACAATACATTGGC